TATAACGAGATAAAATTTGTTCAATACCAGTTTTTGGAGTATCTTTTAAAACATACTCCGCTTCTGGCTTAAATGCCAAGCCACTCTTTTTTAACTCATAAGCAAGATGCATATCAAGATCTTCAACGGTATACTCACCAAGCTTCGCTTTATAAGTGTCGATTACTTCTTCAGGGAGCTTTTCAACATACTCTGCCATAACAGCTTCCTTGCGCTGTGTCTCTACAGCTTGCTTATAATCTTTTAAAACAGTGTTTTCTTCGACAAGAGCGGAATACTGAGAATTCAGTTCATTATATTGTCCTTCAAGAGCAGTATATTTAGCTGTTTCAGATTCTGCTTCTGTATTTAAAGTAGCAATAGTTTGTGTCATTTCGTCAATTTTGGAACCTTGTTCCTCACAAACTCTGGCATTATTTTCTGCATTAGTTAAATTTTCACTAACTAATTCATATGTATCACCATTTAACTAACGTAAAGTTTCAATGGTATCTTTTTCTTTTTCTGTTACATCAATGATGTAAACAATAGTACGTTCACCAAGAACAACACTATCATCTTCATCATTCTTTGTATAATTGACTCTTTCATATTGACCATTTTCAAGGCACACCACAAGTGCATATTCGTCGTAAATCGCGCAGATCGAATATTCACAAGTCCAACCACCTTCTTCTGTAAAATTCGGATTTAATAAACTCCAAATTGCACTATATTTTTGATCATCAGAAAGCTTAAAATTAATTTTTGACATCTCCGATTCCTCACTTACAATAGTAAACTCTTTAATTTTCTAAATGGTATCACGGATAGATTCCTGTAAGGAGAAGAAAGACGCACCTTCAAAACATGGCTCTACATTATCACCAAGAACTTGTAATCCCAAGAAACTTCCATGCTCAAAAACAATTTGTTTTTGACCTTGAAGAATGGCGGTATGATACATTAATGATGGTTCGTACAATTCCATCGACTATCCTTTACCTATAATTTCAGAAGCTTCTGGATATAAAGCTGTAAATAATAAAACATCGGTGCAAGCATAAGTACGCTCAACGCCATCTTCATCAAGATGCTGTTCCCAAGCAAAATTATTGTTTTCTGGTACAATACCATAAATCTATCCCTCTTCACGAGAATGACCATGGTCACTAAAATCATCCAATAAATAAATACCTTTTACTGGGACATAGTGTAAAGTAGAAATTAATTCATTCGCAAAGTCATCTGTTATAAATGTACCATTACGATTCGCGCCTTTATAGAAAATGCGACAACGTGCTTTAGAAAGTACATCATTAAAAGGTTCAATCTAACCATAAATACTAATCGGAAACTCAAATTCAGGTTTACTCATCAGAGCCTCCCTAATGATCTAAAGATTCCTCATTCTAAATAGTCTTTACTGATTTATCCTCTAAATCTAATGCTGGTCTGCCAACCTCACCAGACTATGTATAAGCAGAAGATAATGGTAAAAGTTTAGTATGAAGCTCTAATAAATCATTTTCCAATGTTTTAATATTTGAAAGTTCCCTTTGATTAATTCCACTTGCTAAAGCAGGTAACAAGAAACTATATCCACTTTGTGCAAGTTTAAATGAATCCGCGATATAATCACTTTGATTGTAATAAGTAATAGGAAGTAAAGTATATTTAAAGTCAATATTTGAATTTGCATATAAACAATTAAGTATATATGAAATAAATCTTGAATATTTATTTCCTAAAATCATCATAAGTGCTGTATCATTGCGAATTGATGTAGGTAAAGCCTAACTTCCAGTAGGTGAAAAGATCTAAGCACTTACACCGCCTTCACTATAGACATTTTGCAACATCTTATCTAATGAAGTGGTTGCATTTTCAGCAGCTGTCTTAGATATAATTGCGTCAACGTCCGCATAAGTTGTTAAAATGGACAAGTTTTTATTACCACGCATCATATTGACCGCGCCACGATGCATTTCCATCGCTTCTTCTGGCTCAAATAACAACTATCCATCTGGTAAATGCGGAATTTTTTGAACAATAATCTTTCTAATTTCTTCTAGATTACGCTCTTGCTCATTGTCAACAGCATCTTCATATTGAAGCGTGGCAGGAATTACATCTAAAAATAATGGCAAACCATCTTCAAAAAAAGAAAAACAAATTCCTATCTCAGCGGGTAATTTAACCCAGGGATTAATTTCTTTATTCCTTGAGTATTTACGATAATGTTTCTAAACAATATCTGGATACACATTCAATGCTGTCTACCGATCATCTTCATCAAATATTGTATTAAAATAAGTTATATTAAATTCTACAATATCATTTCCATGAAAATCTTTATAACGGGAACGGCAGTAAGCACTTGGTAAATCAAATAATACAAAATCATCTTTACTTAATACTTTAATTACGCCGTAATAACTTCCATCAATTAATACTTTCAAAGAAATATGCGTAAGTGTTTCTTGTAAATTTAACTTATCAAGATAATCTAAACAACTATAATATCTTTTGGCTATATGTGGAGTGGAGAGTTTCTTGCCAAAACTTGGATTAGGTATTAATAAACCCTAATATGTTAATAAAGTCGCATAGTAGTAAAGAATTCTCTTGTATAAGCTTTTACATTCAAAAAAATTACGTGATAAAGCTTGCTGAGCGGCGACATCACCGGAATTAATAATTTGTTCAATCTCTTCGGGTTTATAATTGCGTATAGAATGAATATGCTTGTAACCATAATTATTCCAAGCCTTTTCATTCGAAGCAACTATTTCATCTTGTATTTTCTTGAAGACGGTCAAATCAACTGGTTGTTCTTTCATTTAGTTTATGTTCCTCCAGTGAAAAATACCAAGCTTCTTGACTCAAAAGCCGCTTTGCGTTTATTCTTCTTAAACATTTCTTCTTCAAGTTCTTTAATTCGCCATTGTCCATAGGCAAAAGCCGAATATTTATCTTTCGGGAACCGAGAATTAATTTGTTCAAGTACGATATCTAAACCAGTTCTTTTAAGTCTAAGATTAGCCATCTCTTCAAAAAGTTTAGTAGTCAACTCATGCGGCATAAGGCGCCGTACACGCTTTTCAAAACTCATATGCTATCCTGTTTTTGTCGCCATTAATGCTGTTCTAGCTTCTTGTTCTGTAATTAAAAATCTCACAAGACCGCTATTTAAACGAGTATAAGCATTACTATGAATTTTTGAATTTAAAGGACCATTAGCTTTTAATGAGTATAAGATGTTTGAGATATCTTTCGGTTGAATTTTTTTATAATCATCATTATTAAAAAATCCATATGCGGGCCATTCAATACCAGTTTCATCTATTTGCGGCCGAATCATTTCATCTGCTAAACCAACACCCAAACCATTACAATCAATTACAACTTCACGAGGATTGTAAAGCTAAATAAGACGCTTTAAATCAATTGCTTGCTGACTAAACTACTTTGTTTCTGCTTGGCGGCCTAATACTTCAATATATACTAATGTAGAAAACATTTTGTTATCTCTTATATTAACGCGCCATACACAAGCAACAGTTTGGTCAGAAAGTCGACCTACGTCCACTGATATTAAGTAGAATACATTATGATCTTCTCTAAATTTTTGCTTCCATTCTGGATTTTTTAATTTTCTATAACGAGAAAGTTTTTCAAAATCAAACCAACTTTCTTCACTCCCGCCAAGCCACGTGCCCATATATTCGGCCGCGAATGTCTATTCATTATAAGAAGGAGAGAGTTTAAGACTGCGTACATAATTATTATCAATAAGCCCATGCATAGCAGGAATACGATAGTCAAGACCAATGCAAAAATTTCGAGAGGGATCAATTATAGCCTTTTCAAAAGTGTCAAGCAACGCTTCGTATGCAAACGAAGATTTAGTTCCCGCACTCGTCGCGTAGATGACCTAGGTATTTATCTTTTCATAAGGATTAACAAGTCCATTTGCCATACGACGAGAAACATTCATCTAAGGCAATATGATCTCTGCGATTGCATCGCCATCCTGGTCACGTGTTTCGTCTATGAGTGTCGCGTGCGTACGAATACCACGATCTGAATCAAGCGCGCCAACGATGGATAGGCGAGCGCCATTTTTAAAATAAAGGTCGCAATAATCCTTACCAAAATTAGCACGAACACCATCAGCATTGGCCGCCGAGTATTCTAATTCATTTTTTAGTAAAGGCCAAATTTTCCAAATCTCTTTTATTTTTTGTTGTGAAATTTTTGCCGCCTGAGATTTATTTGGCGCCACTATTGATCCAACATGGCCAGGAATAAACATACACTAAAGATATTTAGCAAGAATAGATAAAAAAGTTTTTGAAGTAGCACGGGCCGCAGTAATATACAAAGTAGTATATCTCATGCACGCGCGCAAGAAAATTCTCTAATAAGGAAATAAATCAAAATTAGAATCAATTGGTTTAATCATATCCAAATATATATCTGGATATGCCGCAAACAGACACCAACAATCATACAAAAGTTCTTCATTTTTTTCAAGCCAAGGCTCACTAATAACTACACCTTTCTCTAGTTCAATCCCGTCTCGATATATTTTTTCTTGCTTATTAAAACGTGTTTTGACCGGGTCGCGCAATGTAATTATTTCTTCCATTAAACACCCATGCCTCCGCTGGGATCAAAATCTTCTTCTTCATATTTAGCGTAAACTTCATTTTCATACTCATCCAAATCAAATTCAGGCTAAATGTCATATTGATTTGATCCTTCTTCCAATTTACTAACACTTTTTAAAGCTTCAATACGTTTTGTAATCTCGTCACCAATACCTCCTTCATTAATATAAAGCCTCTAATTGTAAGCTTCAATATTCTTAATGGATTCATCAATTATGTCACGAGTCGCGCCATCATAGAATTTATTTTGACGACCTCTTTTTTCAAGCCACATACCAACTTCTGCAAAAGAATCAAAGTCTGATGCATTTTTTGTGTTCTTTGGGGTAAATTCCGCAGCTTTTATAAGTTTGTCATATGAAGCTAAAAACTTATCAACTTCTTTGTCTCCCGCACGAATACGACTATCAATTTCAAGTGATAACTTGCAAATCTTGCGCGCCTGGTCTTCCTAAAGTGTACCCGCTACATTTTGAGTAGCTAGCATTCCTTTATATAGGTCTTCTAAATATTCTAACTCTGACTTTTCGTAGTTCGCGCCCCATATGCTCTAAAGATCTTTTACTCGCTGATCATTAACAAGTGGAATTTCATCTTCAATTAGTCCAGCCTCTCTCAAAGCAATATACTGTTTATTGTAATCGGCCCAGCCAAGATTTCGATAACTTTCAGATGCAAAAACTCTAGCATAAACGGGCCAAATATCTTTTGTCTCGTTTAGGTCCTGAATACGAACCCACTCTTTAACTATAAAAGGAATATCTGCCCATTGGCAAAGTTTATCAATTGAATCCCAAGAATATTCATGTTCGCGCAAATACGCATTAATGCAGCTATTACAAATCGGAAGCAAATGATCTTCATAGAAAATTGAATGAGTGTGCGCAAAGTCGTCAGTGGATGTACTTAGGTGACAACGGGCGCAAACTTTCGTGAGATTAGGACGTTTTTGAATCCGAGGTTCAATTCCCATTTATCGCGCCCCTCCCGCATTATTGGCTTCGCGCAAAATTTTTAAAAGCTCTCGTTTACGTTTGCGCCCAGATTGTTCAAAAGAATCGATGACGTCCGCGCAAAGTTCACCAAAGTCTCTTGGATTCTCTCCCTCGATTAGTTGAACTTTTAAAATTCTGGCTACACCTAAAAAAATTTCTGGGCTTTTAATTCTTCCCAACTCTAATATAAATCTTTCGTTTAATCCATTCATTCTCGACCTCCATTGCGTTTTTTCTTCTCACATAATTTACAACGAGGAGAAAAACCGTCATTTGATCTCTATCTTCTTACGAAATTAGTCTCATTTAAAAGTAACGTATGGCCGCAATCTTTACAAACTTTGAAGTTTTCTGGAAAGAAAATATTCTTTACAATCTCTGCGTGCATGGCGGCGGCATCACAAATTCCTTGAAGACATTTCTACACATATAAAGTAGAAATATAGTTTGGAGAGTATTTGCGTTTAAATTCCTAATTAATTTTATCCGCAACTAACTAATTTGACATCTTCTAAGTTTTTAATTCCAAAATCCTTCTATGAATCGGTTCAAGGCGCGCCAACGACACATACGACTCCAAAATACGTTTAAAAACTTCAAAGTTTGATCCTTCATCGCTTGCCTCTTCTAGCTCATCTCTCAAACTAAAAAAAGTATATAAGTGATCCCTATTACAAAAATCAAAGAAAAGTTTTGAGTTGTTTTGATTTTGTGCCCATAAAAACTTTGAAATTTTTTCGAGTTCTTCTTGTTCGAAATCGTTTGGCTCTGGGAAACGATCATTGCGCCAAATCTTTTTAAAGAGGTCTTTGTCCCAGATCAAATCTAATGGTTTGAGTTGGACCTCATCGCCAAAACACAAAGGTTCTTGAATTTGAAAATTTGGGGTTGGGTTTAGTAGGATTTGTGAAGAATATGAATCTTTCAATATATATTGTTGGGTTCTGAGGTCAACGAGTTCACGTTTGAGTTTTAGGAAATGATATGAGCTTAGTTGGCGCGCCTTCGACTCCAAAAGGGATTTTTCTGATGGCGTGAAACGGCTTAGAAGCTCGGAGCGAATGGGAGTTTTTCTTTTGCCTTGTTGGAGTTCGTAGGTTTGAACGAGGAATTCTGTTTCGTCGATTTGGCGCCAAAGGGCTTCGAAGTCAGGGAGTAGGTGAGCTGGCGCATTTTTTCGCGTCGAAGAG